AACAATATATTAACTTTATGTATGACAGTAATTGGAAACTGCAACAGGACAGATGGATCATACGTGATGGCATTATGCAGTTACACTATAACAAGATTCCTTTCTTGCTAGTAGCCTGTAATATATGGACTAGTAATGATGTGCGTGAACATTTTCCAGATGTTATACCTGACCACTGTTTAACACTAAACTATGAAGATACTCCTGCTTATGCAACCAACGAGTGGCCGTTCGAAGGCGAGGACCCAGGATACCACGGTGCAGTAGAAAGCCAAACATACCTAGCAAAAAGATATAAGGAAATTATTGAATGTCATTCGTAGACCATCAAAACAACGAAAGTGAAACTATTAACTGGTTTGAAGACGACGGCACAAATATTGGCATGTTGAACGACAACGGACGTAATGCATTCTATGACCACGCATTACAAATTATAGCACGTGATAAAACAGTTGTAGACATTGGTGCAGGTACTGGATACTTGACAGCATTGGCAATTAAGCATGGTGCAAAACATGTTACAGCAGTAGAAGCCAGTCCCAAGCGTTGTCAGTTTCTTAAGAACATGATAGAGAAACTGGGGTATCAAGATAAAGTTACTATTGTTAATGAAAACTATCTTAAAACTGATATCCGTTCGGATGTTGTAGTAAGCGAAACTATCGGAGCTCACATCTTTAATGAGAACTGGTTAAGATTAGCTGACCACGCACGTACTAGATGCGAGTACATGATACCAGAAAAGTTTCATATTAGAGCAGACATATATAAGAATCATCCTATATGGACTACTTGTATGCAGGAAAGTATGGCGTTCAACTATAACGAAAGTAACCATCCCGAGTTTGCAGAAGCAATCAATCAAGAAATGCAGTTAGAAAATCGAGGCGAAACAGCAAACACTATACCCAACTTATTTTTTGAGTTACCTAAGTTTGATGATCTACGTCTTAAAAAACTATCAGAGAGTCAGCCGATTGTAGTTGACCATATGAAACCTTTTCAAGTTCCTGAGCTAATTATTCCTGCACATAAGTTTAATACAATGCGAGGAATAGAAGAACGTTTCGAGTTTTTGTTCTTTAACTTGATGTGGACAGCAACGTTCCAAACAGCAAGCATGTGGGTATCAGACACCATATGGCAAAACGTTTGTAAGTTAATGGAAAAGCCTGAGTGCGATTTAAGAATATATTTTAGTGAGCAACAGAACAAATGGATGTTCGAGAAACTAACGACTTAAATTGTCTAGTAATGGTAGCACATCCAGATGATTGTATCATACTGGCTGGCGGATTTGTCGAGTCGTTTAAAGAAACTACAAACTTCGACATCTGTTACTTAACTTATACTAATCAGTCTGACAGAGGTTCTGAAATAGCAGAGTTCTGGCGAAAACGTAACGTCCCAACTAGATTTTTAGGATACATTGATGACTATCGAGACATGGAACGTGGTATTAGTTTTGACAGAGTACAGGCACGTAGTTATATAGAACGTGCTGTAAAAGGATATGACTTTGTATTGACTCATGCTGAAGATGGTGACTATGGTCACATACATCATAAGTTTGTGCATCAATGTGTAGCACAAAGTGGCAAACCTGCGGTTTACTTTGGTAATACAAACCTGTATAATTTTAGTGTTAGTATTGATCCTTTTTACACATTAGATGAGATACCATTACACAGAGACGTGGTCAAAGACGAACTAAGTTACCAGACCAATAGATACTATTATAACATAACAGAAGAAGCACGGAAATTTATTAATGAGAATTTTAACCCTCGATAACACATCATTTGAAATGAACGCAATACCTGATGACGTAGGCGATCTACGTTTCAGCGTATTGGACAATTCAGATCCTAAAGACCCAGACTATTTCTTTATCCCATTAATTTTTATGGAGTCATTTAATAGTCCAGCACTAGTGTTACGTATTGGCAACAATATTGTTAAGATGCCTGTAGATTGGCAAATACTTATTGGCGAACCTGACTTGGGAGACTTAGAAGTTGTACCACTTACTAGCATAAACGACAGAGGATTTAGTGTGTTTACATTTAATCCTATCAGCAGTTATAGACCAGAGTTTGAGCCTGTTGAAGTAGTAGACATTTACCAAGATGTTAAATGGTATTTTCCTAAGTTAAAGCCTGGACAGATGTTAGCAGTACCACTAAGTGAAGAAGATAAAAGTATGTGTGCATACTTTGTTAAAGATATCAGCAGACAAAGCGAAGTTGTAAATTACAGTAAAATATGGTAGACAAATTATCTATTAAAAATGAAATGGCCATGGTAGATGGCAAGGTTAGAAACTTTTACGATGACCTAACAGAAGAAGAACGTAAAAAGTTTAGTCCCTACTTGATACTAAAGTATACAGCCAACGTAAGTGGCAATCAGGACCTTGCTGAATACTATTTGCGCAGATGCAATGATACACTTAACAAAGACTTCTTTAATATTAACAAACATCCTAAACTGCAATGGTTGTGTGCAAGCACAGTAAGTCCAGGCATGGGTAATACATTCCACTATTGGATTAAAACACCTAAGAAAGGTGCAAGTAGCACAAAGGAACGTAAGTTCTTACAGCAGTTATATCCGAGTGCTAAAGAAGACGAGCTAGATTTGTTGGTAGAGCTCAACACAAAAGATGATCTTAAGGCACATGCTCTTGATCTTGGCTGGACTGATAAAGAAATCAAAGACGCACTTAAATGATTACTAATTTGGTTACTAACGGGTGTAGTTATATGGATACTTATGCTCGAGGAGGTGGCCACATAGATCTTGCAAGTAGACTTAAATTAAGTTCAGAGCATATAGGCATAACTGGTAGTGCTAATAGTCGTATATTAAGAACTACTCTCAAACATAGTTATGAAACAACCAAGAAAACTTTATATGTTTTAGGTCTAACATTCATTAGCAGAGAAGAATTACCTTTGTGTCGTTATGATGAGCATGTCCAACCTACTAGGCAAGAAGTTTGGGAAGGTGCATGGACTAATCCTCAGAATCAGTTATTTGGTAAAAATAGATGGAGAGATGATTGGTCTGATAAAGACACCAAACAATGGATAGTGTTTAGAGAAAAGTACGAGTGCAATACATTGGTAGACAGGTTAGAAAACCTTATGTATCAGATGTTAGCGGTCATTGACAGTTTGACTCTCAGAGGACATAGTTGTATAATATTTCAACAAGCAGACGAATGGTGTCACGGCATGTCACAAAAGGAGTTAGTAAGACTAGAACTACTTGAAAACAATAAAAATATTATTGGAGGTTTCGAGTGGTGTGCTATTAGAGAACAACACAACGCTGATGTTAAATTTGTGCCGTACGAAGAACATGTTGATCCTAAACTGAGACACAGGCTGCCAGGAGAACACAAATGGTTGAACAATTATTTAGAACAGCATATTAGACAACATGAGTTACACCTGTAAGTATTGTGACAAAAGTTATCGCAAGGAATCTACACTTGCGGCGCATTTGTGCGAGCCAAAACGCAGAGTGCAACAAGAGTCTGAAACAGGTGTGCAGTTTGGACTAAGAGCATACAAACGTTTTTATGAAATAACACAAGGCTCTGCACGTAACAAAGACTATGCAGATTTTTCAAAGAGTCCCTACTACAATGCCTTTGTGAAGTTTGGACGTTATTGTGTAGATATACGTGCTATTAACTTCATGAACTTCTGTGAGTGGTTACTACAAAACAACAAAAAGATCGACCACTGGTGCAAAGACAAGTTGTATCAAGAATGGATGTTACCCTACGTTAAACGTGAACAAGCACAGGATGCACTGGAACGTGGTGTAAAAGAAATGCTAGGATACTGTGAGGACCATGCAGAACTAAAAAATGGTGTAGCAGACTATTTTAGATATGCTAATCAAAATCGTATATGTCATCATATCAGCACAGGTAGAGTAAGTGCATGGTTAGTGTTTAACTGTGATAGTGGTGTAGACTTTTTAGACACTCTTAATGAAGAACAGTTGCAGATAATTTACCCATATATTGATCCAGAATACTGGCAACGTAGATTTATAGACTTTGTTGCAGACACAGAATGGGTTAAACAGGCACTCAAGGACATTGGACTATGAAGTTTCAGGCAGATATTGACATAGACTTTGGTGACAGAGAACGAGTGCTAGAACACATCAAGCACATACCTGCCAGTATACATCGTGATGGCGAAGTTGTGCCACATAATACAGGTGTCTATGTTAACAACATACCCAAACATCCAATTACACGACTAGCAAGTATTGACCACAAAGAAGCAGAACAACGTGGCTACGTTAAACTAGACTTTTTAAATGTTAGTGTTTACCAACAAATACACAGTGAAGAAGAACTAGATGTGTTAATGAGTGTTGACCCTCCCTGGCACAGACTTAGTGATCCAGAGTTTGTTAAAGACATTATACACATTGGTAATCACTACGACATACTGCAAAAATTACAGCCTAAAACTGTAGATGAAATGGCGGCTGTACTTGCTATAATACGTCCCAGTAAACGTTATTTGTTAAACAAAGACTGGGATACTATTAATCAGGAAGTATGGACAAAGCCCACAGACGGCAGTTACTACTTTAAGAAAAGTCATGCTACAAGTTATGCCTACTTAGTTGTAGTACATATGAA